TTTCATAAACTGTTCGTGAGAATAGATCTCTTCGAACTTTTTCTGTGCCGTTTTCTTAACCAGCAGATCCAGCTCTTTTTTGAAGTGCACACCTTCATTTGACAGATTGTGATGATAACCGCAGAGCCAAATCGTTAAGCCGTACTTTTCGCTGTGTTTTCGATTCGCTCCCCCGAAGCAATGATGGCGATGCAGGTTTTGAATTGTTTTGCAAACCCAGCATTCCTTTCTGTCCTGCAGAATGCTTTTCATTGCCATTCTTCCTTTAAAAGAGCCAGTTCACCCGGTGTCATTGTTTCGATTCCCAGAGCCTGCGCTTCCTGAACAACTCCATCAATCAGTCGTGCCATTTGTGATGTGTCCATTTCACTGCTTCCCATAAACACTCTGTAAGCAGTCCACTTATCACCTTTTTTTTCTACTTCGTAATACTTGAAGTATTTGCTTACATCTACCTCATTCAGGGCTGTAAACATCTCACAGGTTCCATAGTCTTTCAGCATCCGGAAATGAACATCATCATTTGACATCTTCATTGCTGCAGCAATCTGATTCACCAGCAGCCAGTAGTAGTTGTTTGCATTCAGACTTCTTTTCGGCTTGTATTCCTTGATAGAGATTTCATAGGTTTTCTCTCTATCTAAAGCAAACAGCCTTTGAAGTATGCTTTCTATCTTCCCGACTTTGACTATTTTGTTATTCATCAGAACGGCAAGTCGTCACTTGTGATATCTGCTGGCTCGTATGATTCATAGACTGGCTCAGCTGCTTTTTCTTTCTTGCTTTCAAGCAGGCAGATTGAACCGACAATCACTTCCGTTACATAGACTTTTTTTCCTGGAATGTTAGGATCATCGTAGTTTCTTGTCTGGATTCTTCCCTCGACTCCAATCTGTGAGCCTTTGCTTGTATATGTACTTAGTACTTCGGCTGTCTTGTTCCATGCCACACACGGTATGAAGTCAGCATCCGGTGTATTCTTATCCTCTTTTGATTTTCTTCGGCTGACTGCAAGATGGAATGAGCAGACATAGTTTCCTGATGGAGTAACCTTGAGCTCGATGTCCTTTGTCAGTCTGCCGATAAGTACAACATTGTTTATCATTGCTGTTTTCCTTTCTAAAGACTTGCATTTTTGAAAAATGAATCTTCAATATTTTCTTCTACAACTTCAGCTTCAGCCACTTCTGGTTTGACTAAAGTATTTGCCACTCTTTCAGCAGCAGGATCCGGTCCATTGTCTGCATAGTCATAGCTGCCATCTTCTTTGATGATTGCCATGTCGGCTTCAAGTGCCTTCTGCATTTCAATGCTCAGTACACCCCATCTGCTTAAAAGCTGTCTAAGCATGGTTTTGAAAGCCATTCCGTCAAAATCGTTTTCCCAATATGTGTATCCTTTTTTGGCTCTGTAGCCTTTTGAATACTGAAGAGCATGGCTTTCCATTTTTCCTCTGCTCCAGTAAAGAGACTTTCTGAAGCCATTAACGAGTTCAAACATCGCATAATAGCCGATCGTTTCAGCATTTTCTCTTTCGACTTCATCATCAATTAAATTCACATTGATTTCTTCATCTAAAGGGTTATAACTTATTAGCTCATCCTTTTTAATGGCAAGAACATTGATTCTTTTGTACTGGCCAGAACGGATAGCCAGCTGAATATAACCCTTGTAGCCCAGAATGAATTGTGCATCTGGGAAAGGTTTGTTTTTGTTGGCAAATGGCACCATGTAGTACTGGCCAAGCTGTGGGCTTGGTGACAGCTTCAGGCTTTCACCTAATAAAGCAGCGCTGATAATTGTGTAAGCATCACACTGCTGCAGATCCGGATTTGTAGATACAGCACTGATAATTGATGCTGTAAATGATTTAGCTCTTGTAGCACTGCCTAAAGTACTCATTATATTTTTTTGAACTGCTTCTGATTTGATTACCACCTGAAATTGTGGCTTTTTGGTTAAACTATTTGCTACTGTCATAATCATGCTCTCCCGTATCTAATGCCATTTTCTTGCATATATTTTCCTAAAGCTTTCAGCTGCTCTCTTGTGCATTCAACTCGGAACACGATTGATATAGTTTCCTGATCAGCAAGCATTTCATCAACTTCTTCTTCTGATGGCTCATTGTCCATCTCGCTGATTGCTTCGGCGACCATACCCGCAAGCTGCTTTCTTGTTACCGGCTGTACATTTTCTCTTGCTGCTCTTTCAGCTTCTTCCTTTGCCTTCAGTTCTTCCAAGTATTTCTTCTGTTGAATCAGTCTGGTGTTTTCAGCCAGAACTGAAGTAATATCTAAAGTTTCAAAATATTTGTCTTTAAGCTGCTGTGTAAATTCACTTCCCAGCTCTTCAATTTGTTTTAAGTGAATGTCAGCACTTCCTTTGATGTACTTGATAGCATCTTCAACATCTTTAAGTTTGAAAGTCTTGTTTTCCCATTTGCTGTCATAGATTTTTGCTAACGGAATCAGCTTTGAATAATCGCCAATATTTTGGATGTAGATAAATTCAATTTCTTTTCTTTTTGCTTCTTTTTCCATTTCATCAAATGCCTTGATTTGAACATCAATGCTTGATGATGTATCGTTGATCAGTTTCTCAACTTCCTTGCATTTGGTTTCGAACTCTTCGAACGGAGCAAGAAACATTTTCTTCTGAGCGATACGTTCATCAGCAATAGATTTCTTCAGTTTGTTTAGATTTGCTCTATCGCTCTTGGCATCGCTGATAGCATCTTCAGTAACCACAAGGTTCTGATATTTCTTTAAACTGACTTCCAGCACACTTTTCAGCTCATCAATGTTGGAAGTCAGGCTTGGTATCTGTTCAATTGGAGATACCACCAGTTCAAATTTTGTTTTACTCATTTTTTTGTCCTTTCTTTTTTAAATGTGTAATATTTTAGGTGGTCTGACACCTTTTTCAATGTAGTTCCAGAATTTGATTTCTTCTTGCAGCAGATAATCAAGGTCATCTTTTAGATCTGAACGACTGTTTGCTATTTTGTAGTCTCTTACTTCCCTTATGACTTTGTCATTGAAGAAACGTAAGATATAAGCTCTCAGATAGCCAAACTCAATATCCGGATTAGATAAAAAGTATTGGAGTGTCTGTGTGTAGTAGTGATTAGGAATCTGGTTATTTGCCCACTGGCTGTACTGATTCCCGTTTCTAATCTCTACTCTCTTAATCTCTAAGAAGCCTTTTCTTCCGGTTTCTTTTTCAGTTAAGAGACTATCTGGACTGCATCTAACAAAACTATGTGTCGGACTTACCATTATGAAGTTTTCTCTGTATTCAACTTCATATTCCGGATAGTCTATTCTGAATAGCTCTCTTAATGGTGCTTCGCTGAATGTTCCGTTTTTGACATAATCAAGTTCGGATATGTCTTCAGCTTCTCTTAGACCCATTTTCTCTTCCCAGAGTTCTATATTGGTTTTAAACGGGCTTATGCCTAACACTGCTGCTACATCACTTGAGCCTATTCCCTTTGTTCTGGCTTTTAGCCATTGTTCTTTAGTTGGAGTTTTCATTTATGCTCCTTTCTCAACAAAAAAACACACCAAAAAATGTGCTATTGATTTAATTCTTCTAACTGAAGCAGTATAGCCTGCAGTTCTTCTTTCGATAAGCAGAAATTAAGCGTATTTTCTGCTCCTAACATTTTATTTGCCTCAACAAATTTATCAATATTGTTGTATGTTATCATTGGCGATAATAAGCATCTGTTAAAAGTTATAGATACATTTCCATATTGATAAATAATTTGATTTTTAGAAACGCTTGTTTGCTTCCATCCTTCTTTTTCAAATAGTTCTTTAGCTTTCATAGTTTTTTCCTCTCTTTTCTCTACTTCGCCATCCTCTTTATGTGGCGAACATCAATTTTCAGTTTTTCAATAACATATTTGGTAGGCACTAATTTTGGCCTACATTTGAAGATGGGAATATTATTAGATTCCATATCTTCCAAGATTTCGTTAACCAGTGCATATGCTTGCTTTTCGCCCATTGGCACCAGTTTTTTAATATCGGCAACTGATACATAGGCTTTTTCAAGTATCGCCATTTGTTCCTGATAAGTGAATTTGCTCATTTTTCACTTCCTTTCTACGAACGATTTAGAGCCGTTTTAAGCAACGTTTGATGTTGCGGGTGTAATTGGTAGGGTGTGTGGGTAAATTGCTCACAGTAATTACCGCTGTTGCTCTCTTGTGCGTTTATGCACATTCGTTTGTAAAAAAAATATCTATTGCCTCATCATCCGTTAAACTAAGTAATTCTTTTAATTTAACTAATTCAGTCAATTTAAAATCAACACGCTCCATTATTCTTAAATTTAACGTTGAATTTGACATAGATAGTTCTTTTGCCACATCTTCCTGGGTATACCCGTATTCTATCATTTTGGCTTTCAATTTGTTAATTTTCATACTTCTCCTTTCTTTTGTGCTTTTATGCACATTTTTATTATAAATCTTAAAATTACTAAAATCAAGCATTTTCGCACATTTTTTATTAAAAATAATAAATAATTTGCGTAAATCAATAAAATAATTTACAATTTATTTGGAAAGGGTGATTAAGATATGTTAAAACAACAAAAAATTGATATAGGCAAAAGATTAAAACAAGCAAGAAAAGATAAAGGTTTAACTATGGCTCAATTGGGCGAACTGGTTGATTTGCATCACTCTACTATTAGCAGATACGAAAACGGGATGATTGATAGATTAGATGTGAGAAAACTAAAAGAATTTGCTAAAGTTTTAGATGTTACTCCAGAGTGGATTGTGGGTTGGCAAAACATCAATGATTCTAACGATAAAGTTTATACATTACACAAAGGCGATAAGTTTTATTTTTTTTATAAAGAATTTGTAGAAAATTATGAATTTACAAAACAAGATATAGAAGATTTAACCGACTATGCAAGATATATTCAAAGCAGAAACAAAGGTGACAAATAAATGCCAACCTACAAATCAAAAACCAAAACCAAAGATGGCAGACAATGGTACTACTCGAAGCAGATAACCGTAAACGGCAGAACAAGAAGATACAGATCCAGACTTTTCGCCACAAAGAGAGAGGCTGAGAAAGCCGAAAGTCTTCTGCTGCTCTCCGCCGATGAGACGGCAGCTGAAAAAGTCACCTTCGGAATTGTCGCCGAAACGCTTCTGAATCAGAAGGAAAGTGTTCTTAAGCCGACCGGCTATAAAAAGCTGCAGCAGCAGGTTGATCATATTCTTTCCGTTCTCGAAGATGTTGAAATTGACAGGATGACCGTTCAGGATTATCAGCGGCTGAGAAAATATCTAGACGGCAGAGACTTTTCGGTTTCCTACAAAAACAACATTTTAGTAACTTTAAAATCACTTTGTAAGTTCGCCGATCTTTATTTCAACGTAAAAACAAATATTCCTGACAGGTTCGAAAGATATGCGGACAAGTCGGCTGTGAGACAGGAGATGAACTTCTACACATTCGAGGAGTTTACCCAGTTTATATCTGCTGTCGATGATTTAAGATTCCGGACGTTCTTCATTCTGCTTTTTTACAACGGGCTCAGATCCGGCGAGGCAAACGCCCTTTTATGGTCTGATATTGACTTTAAAGCAAAGGAAGTCAGAATAAACAAGACAGTCACAACTAAAATGAGAGATGGCCAGGGAAACTACCTGGTTACCACTCCTAAGACAAAAGGCAGTGTCAGAACCCTGCCTCTTGCAAACGTGCCTCTAAACGCCTTGAAAACGCTTAAAGAATATTATTCCACATATGATGGATTCAGTGATAACTGGTATGTTTTCGGCGGATTAAGGGCAATGCCGGAAAGCAATATTCAGAAGGCCAAGAACAAATATGTCCGGCTGTCCGGAGTTAAGAATATCCGCATTCATGATCTGAGGCACTCCTGCGCCTCGCTTCTGATAAACCACGGAGCCAACATCACTCTGGTCAGTAAATATCTGGGGCATTCGACAATATCAATGACACTGGATATTTATTCGCATTTCTACAAGTCGAAGATGGATGAGCTGATCGATTCACTGGACGGTTTAGGTACACTTTAGGTACATATAATTTGGAACGAGGTACCGGCATCAGCCGTTTAAAGCCACTTACAGCCCTATAAAACCCTTATAAACCACTGTTAACCGCTATGAACCGACTAAAATCTGCTCCCTCCATCCGCACCATAGTAAAATAAGCCAGGTAAAAACCTGGCTTTTTTAATGCTTTTTCGCTTAAAAATGGCTGTTTTCGGCACTTTCGGAGCATTTTATGCCTTTCTGTGTAAACCTTCATGTACATTTTAGGTACATTTCTGCACTAAAAATATATTGTTTTTCTTTACTTTTCTAAAGAAAAACCGCTGTTAGTTAGCAGTTTATGGGAAATAATTTATATTTAAGTTATTAATTTCTCTCAAATTTTTATTTTTTGAATTTGTAACACAATAATAAATTCTATTAGCAATTATATCTGAAGCTCTAATTAAACATTGTTTTTCCGAATTACAATAATTTAAGTTTAATTCTTTCATATCTGTAAATATAGGTGGATAATAGGTCATATATTTATAATTGGTTGTTCCAATTTTTAATTCTTGTTCTAATGCTTCTCTCAATTCATACCTGCCGTCTGTTGCCGTAGAATGTTGATCAACATTAAAATAAATGTTTATTGGTTCATGTTCATTTAATACGCCTTTTAATATTAAATTTTTTAATGCTCTTTTTACAGCAAGTTTATATACGTAATCCAAATATCTTTGTTTAGATTTTTTATCGGCAAATATTTTATCGTGTACTTTTTTCTGATCAATAATTGCACAAAATTTATAACATTCTTTCATTGCATTGAAAAGTTTTCTTTTGTCATTATTAGTAGCTCTACATGCTTTTATCTCGGTACCGCTTTGATAGTTATGCTTAATGTTTTTTTCTGCACTAATATATTTGTTGGACCACTTTATTTTGTCATTATCACCTATAATAATTATTCCAGCAAAAACGAAATAATCATTATGTATTTTATCAAAAACTCCACTTTCGTCACTGTAAACATAAATTTTCATGAACTTCACCTTATTAAAAAACCACTCAAATGAGTGGCATCGAGGCCGACGTACTTACAGTACGCTTAACCGTTAAGTCAGTAACTCGATTTGACAGCGTATCTCTACCTGCACCCTTATTATGGGTTATTTATGGTCGATTTGTCAACACATTTTTAGCAAAATACAAAGTTTTTCTTGATATTTTGATAATAATACTTGCTAAAATAATGATTTTATTTACTTTTGGCCAAAATAAAAAAAGGAGCTTTTTACAGCTCCATTATCTCTCTGATCTTCTTCAGCTTCTCTTCTGCGGTGTCTCTTTGCTTTGTCAGAACTTCTTTCTGGGTTTCGTAGATTTTCATTGTTGACTTCAGGTCAGTGATTTCTTCAGCTGCTCTTCTGTAGAGCGTTCGATAATCCTGATATTCATCATCAGTTGACATAACACTCACCCAGAAGCCATCCCTGATGTTTGCCCACCTGTAGTCGTTGCCCTCGCTGTCTGCAACCATCTGAATCACATTATAGATTCCTCGTTTGCATAGTTCAGGATACGGCTCGGCTTTTGTGTCCGGGCTTTTTCTCAATCTCCTGGTATCAGAATTAATCTGCACCTGATGTTTTGAGTGGTCTCTTTCGACCGGAGCGGGATATTCAGCAAAATCGTGCCACTGCGGATTAAAATCAGGAGCAAAATCATATTTGACATTTGTGTCGCAGTACAGCTGCGGTAAAGGGTCAATGACCAGACTTCTCATTGTGTCATAGGTATAAGGCTTGTCTGTGGTTTCCGTAAGATAAAGATGCAGATGCTCCCCCCGACTTTTCCCGGTGGTTCCCATATAACCGATAATCTGACCTCTTTTTACCTTGTCTCCCGGCTTCAGATCAGAAGCCTTCAGCAGATGAATGTAGGCTGTCCAGAAGTGTCGGTCTCCGTTTTTGTGTTCGACATAAACACCATGACCTCGTGTTGAGTTGTAGTAGGAAGCCACAACCACACCATCGGCGCAGGCATAGATTTCCTGATTGGCATTTTTTCTCCAGCCGAGATCAACTCCGCTGTGCCCATCGATGCCCGGGCGGTCAGGTATGAATATGTTTGTGACCGTCACCTCACGAACGGGCATCCGCAGTATGTACTTACTCATTTTCTTTTTCTTTGTAGTAGTTAGCATTAGAAACACCAATTAGTGTTCCAATTAATACACCTAAAGCATTTAGTGTAGTAACAATTTCACTAACATAAGGCAAGCCCCAAGCATCACCTAAAACATTGTAAAACACTGCCAGTGCTGGAAGTGCGATTAATCCACACCATTTCAACACATCATACCATCCGTTTTTTAAAATCATCTTAAAATACCTCCTTGATTTCATTCGTCAATTCCCATCATCTTTTTATCAAACTTCTTGAACTGCTCTCTCATTTTCGGCTCGCCCTTGTCAAACCCTAAATGAATCAGCATTTCTCTTGTCGACTCCTTGATGGGAGTTACATCATTGTCTATTTTTTTTACCTGTGCCGACAGAGCCTTCACGTCCTGCTTTACTCCTTCAACATCCATTTTGACGCCTTCAATGTTTTTGTTAACATTGTCAAACTGCTCTTTTGTAGCCCTGTCGCTTTCCTCTTTGAAACTCTCAAAGCTTTTTGTAACGAAAGCCTCGTATT